GATGTTTCAGTCGCAAAAATTTCAGCATGCTGATTTTCATAACGACTATATTCCAGGCCGAATAAAGCATTCAAACCTGGCTCTAGTTCTTTAACTAGTTGACTACGTGATATTGCCATAGTTATTCTCCTTTATTATACGCCTACACCACTTCTGTAGAAGTGGTTGTTGATTCTAACAAGAATATTTGCATTTGATGTCGAAGTATCCGAGTTGTCTGGATCTTGCGAAATATCAATTGCTTGAACAACAAATGTGTTTGCAGTAGCTGCAGTTGACACATCTAATTGTACTTTTGATAGTCCTGTCTGTGTTACACCTGTAGTGTTTGTAACCGAATAGTTTGCAAACAGACCTGCTCTAGTAAAAGCCGCATCAGCGTCTACAAGAAACACTGCGTCTGGGTCATCTACAACAAATGCCGTAATGTCACTTGCTGCGATTGAGCCAGGGTAGTAATTTCTGTACGTTGGCTTTTGAGTAGTTGGATCTGTATAGAAACATCCGTTAAAAACACCCACAACAGCTGTTGCATTGCCAGCAGTGTGTCTGTCAATATTACCTGCAGCTAATGGAATAACCATATCACCTTGATAAATTGCAGTCGTATGACCACTTGCAATTGTGTATCTGTTTTGGGCTCCTACTAATGGTGTACCGTCTAGTTTTCTGTAAGGTCTAAGACCGAACTTTTCACTTACGTTTGCCATAGTTGTTTTCTCCTATATGTTTTTATTAATCCAAGCTATCTCGGGTAGGTAATGCAAAAAAATTATTTTTTACGACTACCACCAAAGGTAACTCTAGACTG